AAAATGGTAACAACCTATACATGGGACCTTTTCAAGGATCCCTTTTTTATTGGCTTTAATCGTGAACTAGATAGACTAACTAGAGTTCACAGCCACGCATCAAACTCTACATACCCACCCTACAATGTCATTAAGACAGACGACGAAGATACATTTTTGATCGAAGTTGCTGTGGCGGGTTTTGCAAAAGAAGATCTTGAAATCACTGTAAAGGATTCTACTCTTACTGTAAAGGGAGAGATTAAGGATTCAGCAGATGATGCAAAATTCGTGCATAAGGGTATTGCAACTCGTAAGTTCACAAGAGAATTTGCTCTTGGAGAATATATTGAGGTAATTGGTGCAAAGGTAGAAAACGGTATGCTCACAATTGAATTAGAGCGTATTGTTCCTGAAGAGGAAAAGCCAAAGACAATCAAAATCAAATAAGGTATAATATAAGTCTGCACCCTTTCATCGGGGAGTCGCAGATGCGGGCATAGTTGCCTGGGATCCACCTGAGCATGTGGCTAAACTGCTCCTTAAAATTTAGGAGAAGAATGCCAAACTATGATTACAAGTGTGTGATTTGTAATTACACAAAAGAAATACCAAAACCTTTTTCACAAGCAGACATGGTTGAACTTTGTGAAAAGTGTGGTGCTGCAATGGTTAAACAGTTTGGTACATTTGGTATTCAGTTTAAAGGTACAGGCTTCTACAAAACAGATAACGCTAAATAGTCAGATGATATAATTAACTTGTTATAAAATTTATAACAAGGAGTTATAGTTGACTAGGACGAAAGCATGGAGATTGTCATTAGCCGCCATTTTAGCGTTTGGTTGGCTATTTTTAACACCTGCTTATAGCGATGATCCATTAAGTTTGGCGGCTCAGGAAATATCTGAGCTTAATGAAAAGGTATCAAATCTTACAGAAGAGGCTGAAACTAGAGCCTTAATAGATATAGCAGAAGATAAATACGATACAGCCGTTGCTGCAAAACAAGCAAGAGACACAGCTTATACAGAGTATGATGCAGCTGTTGCTGCAGAGGCTACTGCATTATCTGAAAAGACTACAGCACAATCTGCAGTAGATGGACAAACCGTAACAGTTGCTACTGCTCTTACAAATAAAAATGATGCCCAAGATGAACTAGATGTAGCCACAATTAATTTAACAACAGCAAATTCAAATCTTCAAACAGCTCAATCAGCAGTAAATAGTGCTGGGTCAGCAGGACTACAATATACTGTATATCATCTATTAAGAGATGGATATGTTAATGGACAGCATATAGCAGTACCTGGTTCTGTTATATGTACTGGTGTTTGGAATTCTGCTTCGATGAATCTTCCAGTTTGTGGATATTATGAAGATATTATTGTTAAATTTACTGGAAAAATTACAGTGCCATCAAGTTGGACAGGCGTTTACTTTGCTGGTTACACAGACGACGGGTTTAGAATGTATGTTGACGGACAACTAGCTGTCGATAATTGGGTAGAACAAGGTGTTACATGGAGCCCATATTCTCCAATATATAATGTTAGCCAAGATAAAACTTTAGATGTAGAGATATGGTGGTATAACGGTGGTGGCCCAGGATCTTACCTACTTGGCTGGTCAATTCCTGGAGGCTGGACTACAGCAGGATGCGCCTATACTGGTGGATGGGGTGTAGGATTTAGTTGTAATTTAAATACGTTTTCTTATGGATCTGGTGCAACACAACAACAATTAGATAATTTAACTGCTGCCCAACAAGCACAATCTACAGCACAACAAACTTATAATACTAAATTCACAGTACGTAATGACAAATTATCTGTGTATAATTCTGCTGTATCTACACTAAACACATACAATCAAACGCTAACTACAAAGAATACTGCATACGATAATGCAGTTATTAATACTTCAAACAAATTAACTGCTAAAAATAATGCTCAGTCTACCTATGATCAAGCAATTATTGATATGAACAATGCAATAGAAGATGCTTGGGATTTATATAATGAAACTTGGTTGTTTGAAGAACAGCAAAGAGTTGCCGCCGCAATTGCTGCGGCTATGGCAAATCAGCCTCAGACACCCATAGACCCAACGCCACAACCAGAAGAAACGACAGAACCGACAGAAGAACCAACATCGGAACCTACTCCTGAACCATCAAACGAGCAAACTGAACCAGACGATCCCAATCCAGAGCCAAGTTCTGATACCACAGATGAGGAGAACGTAGATCCAACCCCTGAGCCAGAGCCAACTCCTGAGACTTCACCAGAGCCTTCACCTCAGCCAACGGATACAGATCAAGAGCCAACTCCTGAACCAGAGCCAACTCCTGCTGAACCTTCTGAAGAATCATCACGACCTAATGTTATCACAGAAGAAACAGCAAATCTAATTGCAGATTTAACAAGTAAAGATACATTAACTAAATTAACTCCAGAGCAGAAGGCGGCGGTTGCAGAAGGCCTTGGAATCAGAGCATCTGAAATTGCAAAGGTAGCAGCTTTGGCAGCATCAGAACCAACAATTGCAAAAGCCCTTGAAGAATTTGGTGATAGAATTAAAGAAAATGCTACAGCGCCTATGCCATATACCTTAGCAGATGCAACAACTGAAATTGCAACGGAAGCATTTTTATCGGATCCAATTGGCGCTATTTCAGATATTAATTTTGAAGAATTATTAAGCCCATCAGAATGGGGCAAAGACATGACCGATGATCAAAGAGAAAAAGCACAGGAAGTAATTGTGCCAGTAATTATTGCAGGAAATATTGTGGCAGCAGCCATGACTAGGAGGATAGTATGAAAATAATTAAAGGATTTTTTAATTGGATCTGGGAAGCAATTAAGGAAAGCATAGCCCAGCTATGGACCCTCCTTGGCTTTTTTATAGCTTGGCTTACCCTAACAGGCACAGCCCAAGATGTAGTAGGCCTAGCCACAATAATTGTTACCGTTATTTGGCTAATAACCATCCCTTTAAGAAAAGACGAGGAATAAGGTATAATAGAGGCATGAGAAAAATAATTGCCTCATTTTCAAGCGTAGTGCTAGCCCTGACCTTGACCTCTTGCGGTTATCAGGGAAGCTTCCGCTATCCTTGTCAAGATCAGGCAAATTGGGATAAAGCAGAGTGCAATCCTCCAGTCTGTGAGACAACAGGAACATGCAGTAGAGATATTGTTGGCGAACAAATATGGAATGATTATCAAAACAGTAAGGTAAAAAATGGCTAAAGAAAGATTAACCCCAGCGGATCTTGATGCAAGACTAAAGTTTATTCTAGGATTAACCCTTGGAACAATTCTTCTTCTTACATCAGTAGGAATTTTGTACGGACTTTTGTTCGTATCACAACCAATCGGAGCACAATCAGAAAATGATAAGATGTTCTTTAACGTATTGGGTAGCGTTGCAACATTTATTACAGGAACTTTGGCGGGTCTACTTATTGGACAATCAGGTGCTAAAGATATCATGAAGGCACAGTTGGATAATAAAGAAGTAGATGCAAAGAATACTCAAGCAGACAAGAAGCTTGAATCAGAATTAGCAATTAATGAATTAAAGGCAGACGTAGAAGCAGATGCAGTACGTGCACGTTTGGCTAATAAGCCAGATGGTGCAATGCCAGCAGAACAGCCTGTTGATACAGATTGGGATAAGGAATAAACATGAGTGATTTTCCAGTACCAGCAGAAACAGCAAAGGCTCCAAAAGGAACTGCTGCTCGTTTAATTCAAGTTGCAAAGTCTCAGGTAGGATACATTGAAGGTCCTAAAGATAACGAGACAAAATACGGCGCATATACAAAAGCTAATTTTCAGCCATGGTGCGGATCTTTTGTAAACTGGTGTGCAAATGAAGCAGGAGTAAAGATTCCTAATACAGTTTATACTCCAGGAGGTGCAGCAGCATTTAAGAAAGCTGGTGCATGGATTGATGGAGACATTGCAGATCCAGAGCCAGGAGATATCGCCTATTTTGATTTCCCATCAGACGGTGTCGATAGAATTTCTCACGTAGGAATTGTTATTGAAGATAACGAAGACGGAACTGTTTGGTGCATTGAAGGTAATACTTCAAGCAATAAAAAGGGAAGCCAAAGAAATGGCGGAGAGTGCTGCAAGCAACTCCGTGCATACAAGAAGAATAAAGCAGGAGTAATGGTTTCAATTGTAGGATTTGGTCGTCCTAAATTTAAATCTGGAGGAACAGCAAAGCCAGCAGTAACAGCTAGCGGTGTTTGCCCAACCTGCGGTAAATAATTATGAATACCTACAGGATTAAACTTGAGGTTGATGCAGAAGTCCAAGCATTTAGCGAGGAAGATGCAGCAGATTATATTAATGATATATTCGGAGTTGACGATGAAGTTAAGAACGTCAAAGTCGTTAGCGTGAAGGAGAAATAATGGCTAAAGAAGGATACAAACCAACGGCAGGAATGAAATCTGCAGCTAAGAGAGCTATTCGTTGGAAAGAAGAGGGTAAAGCAACAGGTGCTGGCACAGCAGTTGGTTGGACCCGTGCTGGACAATTAGCTAGAGGCGAAACTCTAAGTCTCTCTACTGTTAAGCGAATGTACTCCTTCTTTTCAAGACATGAAGTAGACAAAAAAGGTAAAGACTTTTACAATACTTCTAACCCTTCGAATGGTCGAATTATGTGGGACGCATGGGGTGGAGATGCTGGTTTCTCTTGGTCTCGCAAAATTGTAGAGCGTGAAAAGAATATGAAGAAATCATTAACTCAAGACGATCTTGTAGAAGAAATTAAAGATATGTTAAATGATGCTGTAGAGCCTTTTGATACAGTAATTGAAATTGAAGACGATGAAGAAATTACAAAAGCATTGCGTCCTGAAATTACAAAAGAGCAATTAGGCATGGTAATTGAGCACCTAATGGAAGCAATTGAAGGCATGATTGAAATGCCAGAAGAGGAAGAGGAAGGCGAAGAAGAGGCTCCAGAAATGGAATCTGAAGACGCAAATGAATCTAATCCCGCTCCAGTAGGAGACCCAATGAAAAATGAAGTAAACTGGCCAGTAACAAAATCTGAACATGAGGACTATGAGTCTGACAATGAAGAAGAAGATAAATGGGATAACATGACAAAAGCCTGCTGGTCTGGATATAAGCAGGAAGGTATGAAAGAAAAGAATGGCCGCATGGTTCCAAATTGCGTCCCAGTTGAAAAATCATACGATGAAAAAGACGAAGACCTAGACAAGGCAAAAGATAAGTATAAAGAAGTTATAGATGATCGCAAAGGTGAGCCATCAGATAAAGAACTATATGCTAGAGTTGTCGCTGAGGCAAAAAGAAAATTTGATGTATATCCATCAGCATACGCAAATGGCTGGGTAGTTCAAGAATATAAGCGCCGTGGTGGTAAATATAATGTGAAAAAGTCCATTTGGAATGGAACTTTTATTAAATAGCTATTGACATAGCCGCAGCAAACCCTGTATAATATATATTAGTGGGATGCTGCGGTTTAATCATTAAAGGACAGCATGTTAAATTTGACAGAACTAGGTGTCGAAGTATTTATAAAGAGGGCTAAAAATATAGCCCCATACTGGGACAATTATGATCTAGTTATATGGAAAAAAAATGCTCAAGGATTTACTGACGTAAAAGGACTATTCAGGAATAATTCCTGGGGAATAGCAGAAAAGTTTTCTGTAGGCGATAACGGAATGTGGAAGCTACCTGTAAAATATGTCAAGCATTTTAAATGATTTAGGCATAGACTCAGAAGATTTTGATTGGTATGACCTTGCTGTTTGCAGGGGAATGGATACTAATTTATTTTATGATAAATATGAAGCAGATCCTAATATCGCAAAAAATATTGATGAAGCTTGTTTAACTTGTCCAGTTATTAGTATGTGCTATCAATTTGGATTAGAAAAAGATGAATATGGAGTTTGGGGTGGAGTTTATCTAACTTCAGGCTCTATAGATAAAAGTAAGAATTTGCACAAAACACCAGAGGTATGGAAGAGGCTTAAAAAGAAAAATGTTTATTGATAAAAGCTCAGAAAAACAAAAAGAATATTTTAAGCATGGAATTAACCAATGGACTGGTGAGCCAAATAAACCTGTATTCTACACGGAAGAAATGAAGAAACGAGTTCATGAAATTAAAAAGCCATCGATGCTTTTGATGGATGTCGTTATGTACCCAGACTTCCTCGCATTAAGATTATATGAAGATAATTTTATTCAATTTGACGGAATCAAAAAAGAAATGGTAATTGATTACGTATCTAAAGTTAAAAAATTAATTGAGTCATATGGAGTAAGATGCGAGCTGGAGGGTAAACCTAGTGAAAGAATACTATGAAGTTGTTAATATCGTGTACATTCACGAATTACAATGTTATGGCGCTGTAGAAAACATGGGTGCATTTGCATCTACTGTGAGATACACAATTGAAGACGGAACGGAAATTGAAGAGTTAATGGAAAATGACGAATTCACAATCATAGACGAGATTGTATTTACACATATTGAGGAATCAAATTAATGGAAAAAATACTTTGCTATTCATGCAATAAGACAAAGCACAAGCTAGAGGTAAAAAAGTCTACCCTTTTGCCTATTAATCTTCTGATGTGTGAGGGATGCATAAGCGCCAAATTGGAACCAAGGTGGGTCATAATTTTGGCTGGAAGATCAAATGGCCATGAGTTTGTTAGGGAAGCAATTCAAAAAAAGAAATATTTAGGCAACGAAATTTCGGCTTCTGAACTATTAATTTAGGTTACATATACGGTATAATTTATGTATAATGAACATAGATTATACTGCCATAGTTGTCGCTATTTTTGCCGCTGCCGTTTCAGGCATGGGGACTGCTGTAATTGCAGGCTTGAGGGATAATAAAAAAGAAAAAATACGCAGGGCTGAGCGTGAGCAAGATCACCTTAAATTAGAACTTAAAGACCTTAAAATTGAATTATATAAAATTGAGCGGGAATTGACTGAGTGGAAAGATAAATATTATGATGCTATTCAAGAATTAATTGGGGTAAAGGCGGAACTTGAAGAAACACTCCTTAAACTATCATTCATTGACTCTCAAATAGAAAAATACCATCCTGAAGGGGAACTGGACTAGGAATTTTAAAAATAGTATACTAGTCTATATGACCTGTATAGTTGCCCTAATCCATGAAAACAAAGTCCTCCTTGGGGGAGATGCTGCTGCATCTGATGATAAGTCTGGATTAATTTTTCAAAGAACAGATCCAAAGGTTTTTAAGGTTGGTCAATTTGGCATAGGGTTTGTAGATAGTTTTAGAATGGGTCAAATTTTACAATATTCGTGGACTCCTCCTGTTTATAAACCAACTGCAGGATTTAGAAACATAGATAAGTTCATGCGTACAAGATTTGTTGAATCAGTTAAAGAAACATTTCAAGAACACGGTTATGGTAAGTTTGGTACTAGTGCTCCTGAAGATGGCGATGAAGGCGGAATTTTTATAATTGCAGTACAGGGTGCTGGAAGAATCTTTACAATGGATACAGACTTTCATATATCTGAAGTAGATGTAAACTATATGGCTGAAGGGGCTGGGCAAGAACTAGCTTTGGGTTCATTATTTTCTACACCAACAATAAAGACTCCACGCAAGCGTGTTCGTATGGCTTTAGAGGCGGCGGCTAAGTTTAATATGGCAGTTAGACCTCCCTTTACAATTATCGAAGTCTAAGATATAATAAGAATATGAAGTGGCTCAGTAGACTGTCAGCCCTGTTCTTTGGGCTTATAACACTGGGCATGATTAAAGATTTTGTTGATAAAAACAGAATCCTTATTATCAATAACGATAATGAAGACATAGAGTTTGAAGAGGAAAACTTGAGAAGCATCAAGGATCTGAAACCAGAAGATTACAGCAAGGCTATGGACCTTAGAGGTACTCCAACTCATGTCTGCCCATGTGGATGTAACATTTGGAATGTTAAGGTTATCTTTAATGATTCTGAAATTGCAACCTACTTTTTAGATATGGAATGTGCTCAATGCGGAAGCTTGGCAACAGCCCCAACACCAGTAGATTTTGGAAATGAATAATGAGAAAGTCAGACAGAATAAGATTACTTGAACTAGAAGTTTTACGACAACAATTTGAACTTGAGTATTTAAAGGCTACTCTTCATGCATTGTTGGAATCAAATTCTATGAAGTTACCAGACCTTGACGCTGGTAAATGGTATACTCCTAAAAATAATAAATAGTATTGACAGATTCTATTACATTTAGTATTATTAATAAATGAAAAAAATTATAGCGGTTGTCATATTACTGATCCCTGTTTTATCTTTACCTGCAAATGCGGTAGACGAAAAACCATCAATTGCTATTTTAGATACAGCCCTTGATACATCTTTGCCAATTTTTAATAGCAAGGTTATCCAAGAGGTATGCATACTTGACTGGCCTTCTTGCCCTAATGGTGATTACTATATGGAAGGATCTGGGTCTGCGGTTCTGGGAAATGAGATCATATCTCGTAATGGTTTTTCGCATGGGACACAAATGGCATCTGCAGTTGTTCTAACAAATCCTAATGTTAATATTGTGTTTATTAGAATAATCGCACATAATTCTAGCGGATATAGAATGCCAACTACAGAAGGAAATATCGTTGAGGCTTTAAATTGGGTGGCGGTAAATAAAGAAAAGTATAATATACAAGCAGTATCTATGTCTCAGGGACATCATAAACTACTTTATTATAAACAGTATTGCCCTATTTCCAAGTATCTTAAGCCAGCCATATCTAACTTAAAACAAATGAACATTCCAGTATTTTTCCCTACAGGAAACAATTCTGATCCAGAAAGAATAGATTGGCCTTCATGTATTCAAGATTCTATAGCAATTGGAGCAACTGATATAAGCAACAGTATTGCTACTTATAGTAACAATGACTACAATTTGGTAGACTTTTATTCTTTAGGGCAAATGAAGCTTTATACTGTAGGAAATAAAACTGGTATAGGCAGAGGAACATCGGTAGCAACTCAAGTTGCTGCTGCAAATTGGTTAGCAATTAGGTCTGCAAAACCTAATCTAACGTATCAAGAAATTTATGATTTGCTTTCACGCACATCAGTAAACACTAAAAGCAACAAGGTGCTTTTTGGTAAACTAATTAATATAGGAGCAGCAATAAATGGATGAACAAAAAACCATGACCGTGCTTGAAGAAATAATTCAAGATACATCAAAAGCTTTATTTCAGAAGTGGGCTAACGCTCTTCCTGAAGACCAAAGATCGGAAGAGAATTTAAATAATCTTTCTAAAAATGCTCATGAGTCTACATTTTTTGTAGTAAAAGTATTTATGGATAAGTTTAATGCAGCAGCAGAAGAACTAAAAGGCACACCGCCTACTATTGACCAACCGTAAATAATTTAGTACAATACATAGTATGCAAACATTTCTACCAGAGGCGGACTTTGCTGAGACTGCTAAGCATTTAGATCGCAAGCGTCTTATTAAGCAAAGCGTAGAGAACCTACAAGTACTTAAATCTTTGGCTGGTTATTATGATCAGTCTGGTGCATGGGTAAATCACCCTGCAGTTAAAATGTGGCGTGGGCACGAAGACTGGCTATTCCTTTACAATGAGTCAATCATTAAAGAAATTATTCTTCGTGGCTATAAAAATAGCACACACGCAAAATTTGATGAGATCTATGAAGAAAACTTTATGGGTCTAGAATCAGATAGGCCTTGGTGGCTTGGAGACGAAAAGCTTCATTACTCACATAAGGGCAGGTTATTTGAGAAAGATCCTGAGAAATATTATTTCTACAATGAATATTCTGATTATCGTGAACTAGGTTATACCTGTTGCGATAAATGCCAGTATTTCTGGCCTACTCATGTGGAGGCTATGTGATAATCACAGACGACACATTTGGGCAGGCTATATTAGAAAATGAATTAATCTTGGTAGACTTTTGGGCAGACTGGTGCGGTCCTTGTAAAAAGATGAATCCAATCCTAGAAGAACTCTCAAGTGAAACTGGACTCTTGATCGGCAAGTTAAATGTTGATGAAAATCCAAAAAAATCTCAGGAATACTCTGTACAATCAATACCAACTATGGTATTATTTAAGGATGGAAATCCAGTCCACACTATTGTGGGAGCAATGCCAAAGCACCGCCTTTTAAAGGAGTTGGCAGAATGGATCTAACATTTGACGAATGGATTGCGTACGGGATTGAAAAGGGTTGGTGCGGACCTCCTGTATGCTACACACACGACGGACTACCAATGTCCGAACAAGAATATGCGGAATTTGACGAAGGTCAGGATCCATGTACTCATATTGTTCGAATGTACGAAGACATTGACATGAAGAAAAGTATCGAAGAGAACCACTCTCCGTCACAATGGAGAATAAATTAAATGAAGTCATTTAAGAAAATCGCTCTAGCAATGGTTGCAGCCGTCGCTATGGGTACACTAGCAACACCTGCAAGTGCTGCTCCAATGGTTGTAACTTCTGTAAAGAAGAATACAGGCACAGTAGCATCGCCGACATGGACAGCACAAACTGCTGGAACAGCAGCAACAACACCAATTACAATTCCAGTCCCTACAGACAACTCTGTAGATTCCCTTGATGTAGTTGAGTTTGTAGTTACAGTTGATACTGGAACAACAGTATCAGTTTCAGCAACAAATGCCGCTGTAGTGTCAGCATTTGCAACAACTACAGCACCAGTAACAGCATCTTCAGGTTCAGCAACATGGAGCCTCAATGTTGGTACAGGAACAACAGCAACGTTTTATGTATATACTAAAACGACAGCAGTAAGCTCTGTAGCAATTACAAATCAGGGCACAACTGTGACATACTTCCTACAAGGAACATCTACTTTGATCGATAAGATCGCCGTAACAGGTGTAGATTCTGCTCCAGCAGGAACATCAGTAACAGTAACAGCAACAGCACAGGATGTATTCGGAAATAAGATTTCTGGAAAGACCCTTAATGCAATTGCTAACGGTGCAACCCTTGATACAGTAACTGTAACAACAGGTGCAACACTAACCAATTTCGGATCAGCAGACGTTAAGTTTGTTGCTCCAGCAACTGGTCCAGTGACAATCGTATTCTATGCAGCAGCAGCCGATATGGCAGCAGCAGTAACAGGATTCAGCACACCATCTGCATCATCTGTAAAGATCATCGCAGTACGTGATTTGGCTGGAGACCTTGCTGCTCTAACAACTCAACTTGCAGCAGCAAATGCCGCTAAGGCAACTGCAGAAGCAGCATTGGCAGCCGAAAAGACTGCTCGTGCAGCAGACAAGGCAGCAGCAGATGCAGCAGCAGCAAAGGCTGTTGTTGACCTAGCAAAGGCTAAGGCAGATGCAGATCTTGCTAAGGCTACATATGTCAAGGAGTTCAACGCCTTGGCAAAGAAATGGAACGCTAAGTTCCCTAAGCTTAAGGTAACACTTAAGAAGTAATTCTTTATATTGTCGTGGGGCAGGGGATACCTTGCCCCATTGACATATAAATGATAAAATAATATTATGCAAGATTACATAGACACTAAGGTAAGACAAGATATCGTAAATCAAATTAGTAATCTTGAACTTCCAGAAGACTGGAAGCCACAACAAGTGATTGATTATATAATCAGAAAGATAGATAAAGATAATGTTCGATAAATTAAAGAAATGGCTTTTCCCAGAAGAGTTTAAGTACACAACTCTTGTTTTAGAAGAGCCTGAAAGAAAGGTGGAAGTCGTGAAGAAAGCAACCAAGAAGGCAGCACCTAAGAAGAAGGCTCCTGCAAAGAAGTCTCCAGCTAAGAAGACTGCTCCAAAAAAGACCGTAAAAAAGTCTACTAAAAAGAAGTAATGTCCCAAGAAGAAAAATGTGAGGTGACGGGTTGTGGGAATACTGCAACCCGCATCACCAGCACAGAGACCAAATATATTATGGTATGCGACTCTTGCTGGGAAAATAAGTATAGAATATAAAAATGCTATAATGGTTATATGGATGGACTTCTAGACCCATCTAAATATAACCTATAGGAGTAATAAAATGGACGGATTAAATTTGAACGGCTTTAATACAACAAAGCCTGCGGGAACACACAATGTTGGAGAGCAGTATGCTGCTGATCCAAAGCCAGCTTTCCCAGCAACAGATGTTTCTAATCAAGCATCAGCACAAGGACCTAAGTAATCATGTGCGTTGAATGTGGATGCAAAGCATTTGGTAGCGAAACTGGTATTGCAAACATTCCAGGAGGCACTTTGAATGTTGCACGAGATGGAGAAGCAGGTTTAACATTAAATATGACTGCAACTCCAGAACAAAGAGAAAGATTTATTAATGAGCGATAATGGTACAGGAATGGATACTCCACCTAATAATCAACCATCAGGTGCAGTAACATCTGCAGAGGCTACTCGCAAGAAACCAAGTCAGGGAAAATTTAAGTCAGGAAAACCTTTGACAAGAATTGATACCAATAAGCATGGTATTCGAAGAGAGACCAGCCTAGTCCCTAAAAAGACTGGCAGACCTAAGAAAGTTTAATTAATTAAGAAAGGCCCCCGCTGAAAGGCGGGGGATTTTCCATGTGTAGAGAATGCGGAGATTGTACAAAAGAACATCCATATAGCATGGATGATGCTATTGACAAAGCTGAGTCTGTTGGGCTATAATTAGTAACTCAAGGAGGCGGAAATGTTCGAAGTAATATTCACAATGATTATGGTTATAACTGCATATAGGGTTGGTACTTTAAGAGCAGTTAATCAAGATATAACTAAACAGACTTCATATATGCAAGACCTAATTGATGAAGCCTACGAAAAAAGAGATCATATGAACACCTTGTGGGTAGATGCAGAAGAAAGAGCAACTGGTTGGGAAAACAGATATTGGGATCTTTATGATGAACTAAGATCTGTTGAAAACGAAAAAGAGGACGAAGAAGTTGGATCTTGAAGCAGCCGAAACGTCACATTTAAGAGACCCTAGAGACCAAATAAGTTATAGTAAAACTGTTTGGAAGTGTCCTTGTAATGGTTGTAAAAAAGCTGAAAAGAGAGAACGAGAAAGAATTGCTTCCTTAATACAAGAGCAGCATTTACTTTCAGCGTCAGGAGAATTAAGGCGGTATGGATTAAGAACAGTGGAATGCATGACCAGTACTTGTGATTGCTACGACATTATTGAAATGATATGGAGGAAAAGAAATGAAAAAGCATATGTTCAAATGTCCAGCATGCAATACTATAATGAGTATAGAAACAGATTTAGAAGACAGCAAGATCCATATGGTTCCGCCATGTCCATGTGGTAAATCTAGAATGGACTCTATGCAATCAGATGCATATAGATATGGTCATAGAATAGGATTATGGGATTGAATAAGAAGGTGATTATTGTTGCAGGACTACTAGCAGTTATGGCTATTACAGCCGTGGTTGCTTTTAAGTCTTTAGAAGGTCTAGAAAATCTAGATCTTTCCGATCCATTTGAAGTGGATTTTGATGACGAAGAATAGATTAACTAAGATATACACAAAAACTGGCGATGAAGGATTAACTTCTATCGGTGGTAACGAGCAAGTATATAAGAGCAGCCCACTAATTGATGCCATAGGCTCAGTAGATGAGGCAAACTCTGCTATCGGAATGACAGACAGAACAGATATTATTGATATGATTCAGCAAGATCTATTTGATCTTGGAGCTGAATTGGCTGGATCACAAACAATTAAGATAACCCCAGAACGTGTTGAGTGGCTAGAGACTATTATTGATGATTACAATGAGTATCTAGAGCCACTAACGTCTTTTATCTTGCCTACAGGACCTTTACACAATGCTAGGGCGGTAGTAAGAAGGGCAGAAAGATCTGTATGGGTAGCGATAGCAGTACTTGAAATCAACGATGAAATAAAGATAAGTCGTGAGATTCCAAAATATCTAAATAGACTATCAGATCTATTATTTGTTATGGCTAGATACTATAACATGGAGAAGCTGTGGAAGTTTAATGAAAAGTAAACTATCAGTTCTTTTTATATTTGTATTAATTCTTGGCGGGGTATATGCAGTAAAACCTGCAGAGTGTGTTAATCTTTACATAGACTTTGGAGATAAAAAAGTATCTCAATGTATTACAGCAGGGAACAATACTCCTGCCTACGATATATTAGATAATGCTAAAATAAAGGTAGAAGGAACAAACAAGTACGGGCTACAGGTAATATGCAGGGTCAACGGTTTCCCATCAAGGGAAGTAGAGCCTTGCGACACAATGCCTTCAGAGAAAGCTTACTGGGCAATTATAGTTAGAGATAAAAGACATATCTTTAATTTATTTCCTAAATACGGGTGGGCTGAAGTAGGGGCAAAAGATATTACTCTAAATCCAGGCCAATCCTTTGGCTTAGTATTTGTTAAGGACGGGGAACTAAAATGGCCAGACTAGATATATTAGAAGAGATTGAAAGAAAAGCAGACGGGTATTCAGTAGCAAATATTCTATCTAATATCTGTTTACAGATCGTAGGTATATATGCTACCATAGAGATATCTACATACATATGGAGACAATTTACTGGTCATTAGACCACATAGTGAAAGCGAAAAGTGCGGCGGAAGAGAGAACATGTTCGATTATAAATCAGCCATGGAAGCAGGCCATAAGTTTAATGAGATTGTCGCTATGCGACTAAAAGAATTCGGAGTAATGGCCGAAGTGCCAGAGTTCTCATTTGCTCAATCTAAAGCAGAGATTCGTGACTATACACTTAATGATAAAGATGTTATCGTAGGAGATAATGTGATTGAGGTTAAGAGTCGAAATCTTGCCTTTACAGATGACCCATCTACATTTCCATATGATGATCTTATCGTAGACACAGTATCTGGCTATGAAGCTAAAGAGCCTAAGCCTATTGCATACGTTATGGTAAGTCAGAAGACTGGTGGAATGTTTGTCATTCCTACTGCCTTCTCAAAATCTTGGCGGGTAGAGAGAAAATATGACAGAGACAGAAAGCATGAAGATGATTTCTATCTAACTAATAAAAGATTTGGTCGACCATTTTCCCAATTAGTATCTAAATTAAAGGAGATAGCGTGAGAAGCTTTTTAGGTGATTCAACTAGAGTTAATAACTCTAAGCCACCCTTGCGATGGATCGCAAATTGGGCGGGTTCGATAGCAAGCTCAGCAATTATGAGAGTCTCATGGGCTGAAGAATATGAAAAGAATTACGGCATTAAATATAAATTTGATGGATGGCTATGGGATACTCTATGGCCAATTTACAGTAAATACGGAACCTTCTATAAGCTTAATATGGATTTGAGCGGGGAAGAATGGGATGACTATGATGCTGATGGTATTCCATATTGGGGTGAATGGGATTTTGAAGATCCAGAAACAGGCGATGCATTTAGGGTAATTAATTTTGGCGGGAAAGAATGAAATACGCTATAGGGCTTTTGATTCTACTATTTGCTATACTTAATTACTTCGCATATTTACAGGGAAAGGTTTAATATGATATATCACAAACACTTATTGGTTAATGCTAAAGTAGCTAATCCAATGAATACAGAAGAACAGGGAATTGATTTTCTTAAATTTCTAGTCGACCAGATTAATATGAAGATTATAAAAGGACCATTTGCATCCTATGTTGATGTTCCTGGAAATAGAGGTCTAACCGCAATTGTTATGATCGAAACAAGCCATATCGCATTTCATATTTGGGATGAGACAGATCCAGGGCTAATTCAATTCGATCTCTATACATGCGGAAGTCTAGACCTAGATAAGGTTATTTCAACCTTCAAGCAGTACTTTACAGTTGTAGAATTTGACTATGTCCTATTTGATAGGGAGAATGGATTTGTTGTAGAACAAAAGGGGCGGGAAGCCAATGGAGTCCAATATAACCAATACCCTAATGGTACTAATCCTAGTCAAATAGATCAAGATGCTCTATGGGCTTCACAACAATCATTTGAAGAGTAATATGATGGGATTTCTAGACAATTTAGAGGCATGGCTAGACTTTGAAGAAAATATAGACAAAGATCCAGAGTCAGGATATTCTACAGGCAAATGGTCAGATGAGGATGATAGACATCCTGTCATAACTCCTGTATTTGGACCAAATAGGTAGCTAACTCTCCACTACCCCCCACCTTTTTTCTCCCGTTATAGGGCATTCTAAGCCCTTTTAAGTGGAGTATAGTGGAGCATTGTGGAGTAAAATGGTTATCAATTTACTATCAATTATTACTAATTATTTAAATAGATATATACATGATATTGAACCATCTCATATATTAAGACGTAATCCCATTTGGCATATTTAGACAGATTTGTCAATAGCTACATATTCTGGGATTTTTGTCAACATGTCGTAAATGTCCGATTTGTCCCCCTTCTGGGGCTATAAATATGTCCCCGTAAACGGGTAAATTTGCCCACATTTTGGGAACATTTTGATCCATTTGATGTATATTTAAATAGATAATGATTTATTTAGATCCAATTTTCTCAAATTTTCTGGGATTTTTAAATGCCTGGTCGTAAAGGGGAAATTTAGCCCACTTCCCCACACGATATCCACAAAAAAATCCACAGGCTGTGGATAAACCTGTGGATAATTTGTGTTAGTTAGATTTATGGCAACTTGAGATTGTCTAACTGATTTGATGCTTTATATTTGTCTATCTGTTTATCTAGATTATAGGCAAGAGTTAGACCATGGGAGGTTCTTCCATGTTTGATTTCGTCTTCCGCCCGCCGTGCTTGCTTTTCTATAATCCACGCTACAACCTCCATGATACGGTCTATTGTCCAGAGCGGTTGCTGTGCTAGATAATGTGCCAGAGAGGCAGGATTGAACCAATGGTCCTCAACAGAGTTTGCCATTAGTTCGCCTATCTTGATTTCTTTACTATTCATGGTCCGCCTTTCTTGTAACTTTGGATTATATCAGAAGGGGCTGACTTTCGCCAGCCCCTGTCTCATTATTTGAGATTACTT